AGGCGGCTTATGCTGCTTTGCGTGGCGAGTGTGCATTTGCTGCTCGATCCGGTGACACCGCGTCACCAGTTCCACACGGCGGCGTAACGAACGCAGACGGCTGGATCAAGTGGGATGGCGGGGAGTGTCCTGTTAGCGGTGACACTATGGTGCAGATCATTGAGCGGGCAGAGACAAAGGAAAACTTTAGCGACTGGGTCGCACATGCTGGAGGGTATCGATGGGCGCATCTAAATCAACAGAACGACATCATCGCCTACCGCATCCACAAGGCGGGCGAATAAATGCGAGTGACTGAGGATGATCTGCTCGCATACCGAAAGACGCATTCCGTTGCCGAGACTGCCGCGCATTTTGAAATGAACCTGCGATCACTCAAGCGCCGACTTAAGCGCCTGGCTCTTCGCGGCCACTCGCCTGACCACGATATGACGCATACCGTGCCGGATGGGTTCAAGGTCAAAGGCGTTTCGACGCTCTACAACAAAGAGGGCCAGGTGTCGGCGCAGTGGGTTAAATCCAGCGCTGACGACGAGCGGCGTTATCAGATGATGGTCGAGGCGTGCGAGGCAATGACTGCCGAACTGCCTCGCGTTAAGGCCGTCAAGTCACCATCCGATACGCTACCGCACCTAATGGCAATTTACCCAATCGGTGATGCCCACATCGGCATGCGCGCATGGGGTGAGGAAACGCAGGGTGAAGACTGGGATATGACAATTGCCAGCGCCGTGCAATGTGGCGCAATGGCTGCATTGGTTGATCTTGCGCCGGCTGCGAAAGAAGCAGTCATCATTAACCTTGGCGACTGGTTTCACGCTGACAACATGGCCGGCATGACTGAGCGCTCAGGTCACGTTATGGATCTTGACGGGCGTTACGCAAAGATGATCGACGTTGGCGTGCTGGTTATGCGCCAGTGCATTACGTCTGCTCTCCTCAAGCATGAGCACGTTCGAGTGATCAACGTAGTTGGGAACCACGACGACACAGGCGCGCTATGGTTGTCTGTTGCGCTGCGTCACGCCTACGCTAACGAGCCGCGCGTGACTATCGACAAGGCGCCTACGGCGTTCAACTACATCGAGCACGGCAAATGCCTGGTCGGCACGCATCATGGTCATACCTGCAAGGCCGAGCGATTGCCTGGAGTTATGGCGACCGACCAAGCGCAAGCATGGGGGCGTACCGAACACCGTTACTGGTTCCTCGGCCATGTTCACCACCAGTCAGTCAAGGAATACGCCGGCTGCTCGGTTGAATCGTTCAACACGCTAACGGCAAAGGACGCATGGGCAGCATTTGGCGGTTATCGGGCGAGACAGAACATGAAGTGCATCGTTATGCACTCTGAGTTCGGAGAAGTTTCGCGGCACACCGTTTCGCCTGAAATGCTCAAATAAACCTAGACACCCGCACGCCGTAGCGATATGGTGTGCGGGTAATTCACGGTACGGAATGAAATATGATCAACATCGAATGGACAGAAGGCGCGCCGGATCGGCTGGAGGTTGGCATGGTTGTCCGAATGAAGGACTGGGATGGCCCCTTGCTTGTAGGTGATTTTTCTACGCTGACAGACACGACGCACATCACCCACTGGGCCTGGCTAATCAAGCCCTATCAACTAAGCTGGATTGACTCGAAAACTGGAGTGCCGAAAAGATGAGCGACGTTATTGATTGGAGTAAGGCGCCGGAAGTCACGATTGGTCGAGGCGAAATTGGGATTGCCGGGTTTTACGTGTGGTTTTCTGATAAATGGTACGAGTACGTAGATAGAAACAATGGTGGCCGCTATGATCTCGGCGGTCCTGGCGCTTGCAAAAAAAAGGATATTGCTAACGTGATTGCGCGCCCACAACCAACCCCATGGTCTGGCGAAGGTCTGCCGCCGGTTGGGACGGTGTGTGAGTATCGCGTATGTGACGGTACTTGGTATAAGTGCGAGATTCGCTATACGATCAAGCACCCAGACGGCGGCGTTGTTGCTTACTGCCCTCACCTTGACCACGAGCAGGTGCTATACGCGCCGTACTGCACATTCCGCCCAATCCGCACCCTCGCGCAGATCGCGGAGGATGAGCGGGAGGCATACGTTACAAAAATGGTTTCTGTGCTGCCTATAACCATTCTTTCGCCAACCGATGCCTGTGGGTTGCTTTACGACGCTGGACTCAGATTCACTGACAAATAACCACCAACCAAGCCGGCCCCCACGCCGGCTTTTCCTATTCACACACCAATAAAAACGCGCTAAACTACCAGGAAGCGTTGGGCGCCAAGCGCAAAGATCGAAACGTTTGCATTGATAGCCATACTCCGGCTTGAGCGCGTTAGATAATTGGTCCAGGGCAGGGTAGTAGCATCCCTCATAGCGGCTAGCCACCGTGCTCGATTCGGCTATTTATTCGCATGGTGATTGGCCTGTTTTATCAGTGGACAGGCAGGAAGATGTCGGGTTAACACGGTGAGACGTGCCGGCTCAGTACAAACAGTCACCAGCCGAATGAATGGAATGCGTAGGCTGATGCGATATGAAGTATCGGTAACTTGCGTTGAAACGCGCCGAAAGCCGGAGATCAGCGCCGGCCCATTCATTACCTGCAACACGACAATCTAACCTTGCCGCCTAGCACACTACTGGCGACGGCGCATTGGGTCGAATAGGTGCCACGCCTCTCGCGATACTGTGATGCTCAAATTGGCCCACTGATTGCCCGCCACTGCGCGGGCTTTCTTTTGCCTACATAAAATAATCCTTGCCTGCGCACCGATCACCATGCACAATGGCCAGACATTCGATTGATTTGGAGTACATGCAGTGACCGACACCGAACGCCTTCAAAAACTAGCCGCAATGATGGTTATGCGATTCGGATTTCGTGACTCTGGCTACTGGCTATTTCCAACATCATCCGTTTCATCTGAGCGCGGAACTTGCACCGCTGACGACCTTCGCGCATTTATTGATAACCAATCTACGGAGCAGGAATAATGAAAGGCACTAACACAACCATGGGCTTCATCCCAAACATCATGCACGCCGGCATCGAGCTAGTCGCAAAAGTAGAAGTCACCAACGCCGCGCAGAAAATCTGCGACCCGATCATTCGATTTGGCCGGGTTGTTTACGCGCTGCCTGGTGGCGGGGAGTTTGTTGGTGGGCGGGTTGAGTCCGTTATTAAGTAACAGCAAGCCCGACTAGCAATCGGGCTTTTTTACGCCTGCACGAAAATAAAACTAGACAAGTATTCCGGCTGCCGTATACTAGACACATACCAAGGCAGAACGCCACGGCAGACGGAGTAAACGAAATGGCCCGCAAAGAAACTGTTTATGTAGTAGATGTAGAAACAAACTCTATCATTCGCGCAAGCTACACGCTTCTTGCTGCTTTGAACTTCGCCGCTACTATTGAGGCTGAATCCTGCTACATTTGCACCTCTGAGTTTCAAGACATGAAGAAAGGCGACACAATGTCTAACGTAGTGGATTTCCTGTGATGCACACCGGGCACGCCGGAAAACGTTTCTTTATCGCGCCAGACGCAAGCCGGGCGCGCTGGATGGTTGGATTTGAGCAGGAGGCAATTTATCCTGGCTGGCTTGACGCCACGGACTGGCCTGATGACGTACTAGAGTCTTTTATTATGAGCAACATCCAAGCCCGCACCTAGCGGGCTTTTTTTCGCCTGCACGAAAATAAAACTAGACACCATTCGCGCCATGCGTATACTTTCCAAACCCCAGCACGAAGCAGGGACAACAGGAGAAACAAATGAACATCGACAGCATGACTTTCGGCGAACTGAAGCAGATCGCAGCTCTTTTCGGTAATCAACAATCCTCACAGCAGCAGTCAACGCTAACCAGCATGATCGGCAAAAAGTGCATTGTGCGCACATATTCTGCTGGAGTTTTCTTTGGCGAGATTGCCGAAAAGTCAGGCAGTGAGGTTATCGTAAAAAATGCGCGCCGCCTCTGGCAGTGGAAGGCCGCAGAAAGCATTAGTCTTAGCGCTGTGGCAATTCATGGGATCGTCGAAAGCAAAAGCAAGGTGGCTGAAGCTGTTGATAGTGTATGGCTTGATGCTATCGAGTTGATTCCTTGCAGTGAAAAAGCAATCAAAAGCATTGAGGGCGCCATAAATGTCAAAGCTCAGTAAGCCAGACGGCGACGGCTCCGGCTCCGGCTCCGGCTCCGGCTACGGCGACGACTCAGGCTACGGCTACGGCTCCGGCTACGGCGACGGCGACTGCTCCGGCTACGGCTCCGGCTACGGCTACGGCGACGGCTCAGGCGACGGCTCAGGCTCCGGCTCCGGCTCCGGCTACGGCGACGGCTCAGGCTCCGGCGACGGCTAAAAGTAAGCCCCTTAACCGGGGCTTTTTTTCGCCAATTATTTTTCCGCAAATAATCGCAATAATCGCGCCTGAAACCCCGCCCAATAGACACCAAATAGCACACCACGCTATCATACGCAAAACCATTTTAGCGGGTGATGACATGACGGCAGAACATATCGACCTGGCAATGCAAGTGATCCCTTGGATTCTCGTCGTTGTCAGCCAGGGCGCAGCAATCTTCGGGAAGCCTGCAATCGTCGCGGCTATCAAGCCGATTAGTGCGCTGTTTGACGTTCTCGCCGGTAACTACCGAAAAGCACAAAACCAAAAATAAGGAGATTCACATGGCAGCATCGAAAAAGAAGCCTGCAAAGAAGCCTGCAAAGAAACCAGCCGGTTTCATTCCTCGCGTCAAATCAACCAAGAAAAGCGGTTTAGGTACTTACTGATGACCTTTGAGCTATTGGCATGCCTGGCGCTTATGATTGTGGCGATGCCATTGTCGCGCGATATTGCTGCGCACTTTGCCATGTTCGCATTGGCTAACGTGATGCTGCTCGGCGTCGAGTATGCTGATGGCTCAGTTCTTGCGATGATGTTTGCGGCTCTGGCTATTGGTGATTTCCTGCTGGCGTCTATCAAAAAGCGGGCATCGCTATACCTGAGCGCGGTCGTAATGGTTGCGCTTTCCTTTGAGTCCGTAAACAACGGCGATTTGTTACTATCTAACGCAATCTATCTATCTGCGCTAATCAATGGCTGCATCTGCATTGGGATGTATAAGGAGCTGAGCGCGTGGATGGCTGGCAGATCGCAACGACTATCACACTGATCGGCTTTATAGTCCTTGCGATACTTCACGCGCGGGACGGCCTAAGAATAAAGAGACTGCACAATGACCGACTCCACTCATCACGTTCTGGAAGAGATACGCTCGATGCGGGGCGCCCATATAGAGCTGATGACGCAGATGGCGGGCGTGTGCGGCGAGGTGAAGACTCTTGTGACGGAGTTGCGCCACACGAAGGATAGCTTTGATAGCGTGTCACTGCGAGTCGGTGACGCTGAAAAGCAGATACATGCAATGCAGATCGAATCGGCGCATAATAAGCCAATTCTCGACATTGCAAAGTCAATGTATCGAAGCACACTTTTAACCATTGTGACTGCTGCCGCTGCTGTAATCGGCACCAATCTTGATAAGATATTTTAAGGGGTCATCATGCCGAACATTACCGCCGCTGGCGATTACAACAAAGATAAGCCTGGCTTTGAGTTCCTGGAATACAGCACTGGCGGATGCTGCCTTGTTTTTTCTGGCGCAACACTTCCGACGACTCTGACTGTAGGAATTATCAATGACGTCGGCGCATATGTTCCGCTCACGGGCGGCACGGTTACAGTTCTTCCTTCCAGCCTAATGATCCCATGCATTCCTCAGGGCGGCCTTGTTATTCAGGTTACAGGCGGAACTCCAAGCTTTAACGTAAGCGCTGGCGGTCGCACCTAATGACTGGCGCAGTAAAGCCACGCAACGGGCGATTTGGCCCGGACTATCAGCCAGAGAATCGGCGCCATAAATCCTTCAAGACTCTGCTTTTGCAGACGCTTAAAGAGCAGGCGCTTGTCGAGTGCGGCGAGGATGCAACCCGTGACGAGATGGAATTAGCGTTCATCGGAAGCATTGCCCGCCGCGCTTATGACCTGAAAGACCCGTCTAGCGGAATGCTTCTTAAGGAGATGCTAGTTCGCGCTTATCCTGCGCTAAAGCCTACTATGCCGTTGATCGAGTTTGAGTTTGATCGCTCCGGCTCTGTTGGCGAGCAAGTCGCGCAGATCCTGCAGGCTGCCAGCTCCAATCAGGTTCCGCCAGACGTTGCCAACATCTTTGTGCAGACGCTTAAGGCTGCCATTGATATCGAGGCGGCAACCGACCTTAAGGCGCGTATTGAGCATCTGGAATCCGTGCTGAATGACCGCGCTTAGCAAGCGTATTGCTGAGCTTGAGGCTCGCGTCAGTGTGCATGCAGGCAATACCACAACTGTGGTCGGCCTGGTTCACCCTGAACGCGGGCATACTCATTCGGTAGTCAGGTCTGGCAATGACTGGCTCGACACTGACAAAGATCCTGACGTCTATCTGCCGGCCAAGCTTGAGCCGGTGCTCAAATCCAATAAGCGATTCATCGTCGTTATCGGCGGTCGCGGATCTGGCAAGTCTGTTGGCGTTGCGGATATCTGCCTGATCGACGCGAAAGACACAGGGTCAAAGACCTATTGTCTGCGCGAATATCAGACCAGCATCAAGAACTCGATCTTTTCGCTGCTGAAGGAAGAGATCAAGCGCCTTGAGTTTCAGAACTTCGACCCTCAGTCTAACGGCATCAAGTACAACGCTGCCGACGCATTCCAGTTTGCCGGCCTTGCTAAGAACGTCGACAGCATCAAGTCGGCGCATGGCTTTAAGCGGTATGAGGTCGAGGAAGCGCAGTTTATCAGCGACGAATCGCTAACCGCGCTGACGCCTACCGCCCGAAAGAAGCCAAAGAAAGGCATGCCTAATGAGCTGGAAGAGATCGAGTCCGACAATAGCGACGTGTCTATGCTATTCATCGGCAACCCATCCAGCTCTGAAGCGCCATTCAGCAAGCGATTCATCAACCCTTTCAAGGACCACCTAGACCGTCACGGGATCTATGAGGATGACCTTCATCTGATCGTTACGATGAACTATGTGGACAACCCGTGGTTCCACGAGTCCGGCCTTGAAGAAGAGCGGCAATGGGACTTCGCCAACCGTCCGCGCGCTCTGTACGATCATATCTGGATGGGCGCCTTCAACGACTCGGTTGAAAACGCGCTAATCATGTCTGAATGGTTTGACGCCTGCATTGATGCACACGTTAAGCTTGGCTTTGCGCCGTCTGGTGCGCGGATCGCTTCTCACGACCCGTCAGACACTGGGCCAGACAGCAAGGGCTTTGCTGCGCGTCATGGGTCGGTCGTGCAAGTAGTCAAAGAGATGCTCGATGGCACTGTAAACGATGGCGGCCACTGGGCGGCAGGCGAGGCAATCCAGTACCAGGCTGACTGCTTCACGTGGGACGGTGACGGCATGGGTATCGCGCTAAACGAACAGATGAGCCAGGATCTCGACGGAAAGCCAACTCAGATGACCATCTTTCGCGGGTCAGAATCACCAGACTTTCCAGATGCGGTATACAGCCCGGCCCTGGTATCCCCTGTGGCGCAACAGAAGAAGATTGGCGACACGTTCAGGAATAAGCGCGCTCAGTATTACTTTGAATTGCGCGACCGCTGCTACCGCACTTATAGGGCCGTTGTCCACGGTGAATACCAAGACCCTGCAAAAATGATATCATTCGACTCATCAATCGAGCTGCTTCCTAAGCTTCGCGCTGAGCTGTGCAGAATGCCAATCAAGCCAAACGGCAATGGCTTATTTGAACTGTACACAAAGCAAGAAATGAAATCGAAGTTTAAGATGGCCAGCCCTAACCTTGGCGATTCGGTGATGATGCTGATGCGTTATATGCAGGTAACCCGCGCCAAGCCAGTAATCCCACGAACAATACGCGCTATGGGGCGGAAATGATTACACTCAAGAAGCTCAAGACGCTGCACGACAAGGCCTATAATCGCGGCCAAGATACCCGAATGAAAGCAGCAGATGACATGCTGTTTTATTGGGTTACGCAGTGGGATGAGACAACGCTTGGCGATTCAACGCTGGCATATCGCGGGCAGTTTGACCTGTTGCGCAAGGCAGGCCGGCAGATTGTCGGTGATCTTCGCTCAAATCCAGTGCAGGTTAACTTCAAGCCTAAGAGTGATTCGCGCGAAGATGGCGCCGATATCATTGACGGACTATATCTGACTGATGACCGCGCAAATACATCGCTTGAGGCATACGACAATGCCGTTGGCGAGGCAGTTGTGTGCGGTGTCGGCGCATGGGAACTCTACACCGAGTATGAAAGCAACCGGGCTGGCAATGATCGCCAGGTTATCCGGCGCCGCCCGGTATATGAGGCAAATAATAACTGTTTCTGGGATCCGAACGCCAAGCGCCTCGATAAGTCTGATGCAATGTATGTGTCGATCCTTGAGGCGTATTCTCAGGACGGCTATGAGGAGCTTGTCGAGGAACTTACCGGCGAAGAGAAAGAATGCAACCCGTCTTCTTTTGCCAGCCCTGAGCAGTCGTATACTTTCCCCTGGGCCGGCGCTGGTAATGACCTGATCTATGTGGCGATCTTCTACCACAAGAAAAAGGTCAAAGACAAAGTAATCACCATGACCGACCCGCTCGGCCAGCCGCTTATGTTGCGCGCGTCTGACCTTGAAGACGTGATGGATGAACTGATCGACGATGGCTATGTAGTCGAGTCAGAGCGCGCCATTGAGCGATGGGAAGTGCGCAAGTACATCGCATCTGGCGAAGAGATCCTGAATGGTGAACTGATTGACGGCGAACGAACCGGCGAAGTAATCGCTGGCGAGAATATCCCGGTGGTTCCGACCTATGGCGAGCGCGCCTTTGTCGAGGGCGAGGAGTGCTACGAAGGCATCACCCGCATAGCAAAAGATCCGATGCGTCTGCGCAACTTTCAAATGAGCTACCTGGCTGACATCGTTAGCCGTAGCCCGCGCCCGAAGCCGATCTTCAACCCTGAGCAGATTCAGGGTTTCGAGTTTATGTACGAGGAAAACGGCGCGGACAGTAACTATCCGTACCTACTCCAGAACCGCACAGACGCAAGCGGTCAGGCGCTACCGATTGGCCCTGTTTCCGTCATGCCTGAACAGACAATTCCGCAAGCGCTGATGGCGTCTATCGAGCTGTCTCGCCAGGCTGTGGAGGATGTCGCAAACCCTGGTTTGCCGCAGGACATCGCAGACCCTGACCTGTCTGGCAAGGCGGTGATGGCGCTGACCAATCGCCTCGATCAGCAGTCTATCGTGTACCAGCAGAACCTGAAGCACGCCAAGCGCCGGGATGCTGAGATCTACGCGAGCATGGCCGTCGAGGTTTATGATGCCCCGCGCGAAGTTACCCTGACCCTGCCGGATGGCACCACTAAGAAAGCCAGCATCATGCAGGCGATTCAGGACAAGGAGACCGGCAACCTAGTAACGCTGAACGATCTTACCAATACCGAGTATGATGTTTATGCAGATATCGGGCCAAGTTACGCCAGCAAGAAAGAGCAGACCATTGAGCAGCTTGGGCAGATGGCGGAGTCGATGGCTGCAATTGATCCAACGATGACAAAGATGCTCGTGCTCAAGCAGCTTACCCTGGTTGATGGCGTGGCGATGGATGACATCCGCAAGTATGCGCGCAAGCAGTTAATCATGGCTGGCGGCGCAGAGCCAGAAACCGACGAAGAGAAAGCAATGGTCGAGGCGGAAATGAACAAGCCTCAGCAGCCAGACGCTAACATGCTGCTCGCCCAGGCCGAGATGGAAAAAGCCAAGGCCGCTCAGATGAATGCACAGCGCGAGATGATGAAGGATCAGGCTACCGCTGAAAACAATAACGCCAAGCTTCAAATTGACCAGTTCCGCGCGCAGACTGATCGCGCCGCTGTTCAGGTTGATGCGCAAAAGGCTGGCGCTGACATCGAGTACATGCGAGTCAAGACCAGCGGGCAGCAGATGGACAACATCTTCAAGGCTTCAGGTGCGTTTAGGTCGAGTGCTACGCCGCAGCGGCAGATGTAAAAAGAAAGCCCCTTAATTGGGGCTTTTCTTTACCATTTTGCGCCAAGCGCCATAAGAAAGCATGACCCGGTCATAAACCCAAGGTAAGCGCCCAGCGGAACAAATAATGCGACTGCGTAATTACCGTGCGCATTAAACAAAATCAATGCGGAAATAACACCAAGCTCGGCTCCAAGATACGTATAGCTCCGCGCTTTTTGAAAGTCATGGTAGTACTTCATTCTTAATCCCTATATATTTCTTGTTTTATCATGTCAATTCTGCTTCCGTCTTCCCATGCAATCATCTCGCCAACTTGCATCTCGGTCATCCGATATGGCCCAAGAGCAGCGCCAGACAGATCGGCCATGCGTTTAAGCTCTGCGCGGATGCTCTCATAGCGCGAGCAATAACTTCGATTAGTAAATAATTCTGCAGGCGGACGAGGCCTGTGGATGTACTCTATTGGCGGCCGAGCCCCTCTGAAAAATCCACCATTATTGTAAGCCGCAAAGCGCCGAGAATAATCGTCTGTTTTTGATTTGTATTCTGCCATTTCAGCATCATACTCATCCTGAATTTGCGACCGACTTTCAGATAATATCTTATCCTTTTTGCAAGAATAACAAAGAATTTGCGGCCATATCAATTCAAGATCTGAAAGACCCTTAATATATGCTGCGCTCGCACGCTTGTTGTCAACATCAACCACAATAATAAATTCTGACATGTTCATATCCAGTATTAACACATAATCAAGGTCGTAAATTAAAACCTGCGGGCTTTTTCATTCATGTCAGCGCTTATAAAGAATTGGAAGTTTTTCGCAATATTTATTTTCAATCTCGTCACCGCACCGCTCGCAAATGGTGCATTCATATCCGAGCGCAACGCACTGAAGCTTTGCTGTAGGAATGAAAAGTATATAGCCAGGCTTGTGCATACCTATCCTGCATAGCACCAGAGACGCCTTTTTTGTCAGTCGAATTCCCATTTCCTGTACTCCTTTTGCGATTTAATCCCGAGCCTACATCCAGCCAAAAAGCCTAGTCAAGCACTATTTTGCTTTTGTTATGCAATAACATTACAATTGCACCTACTGAGGCGAACAGGCTAAACGCGACCTTACGTGTGAGGCACCACACGGCAATCGTTACCAAGCGAGTAATACATGGCTAATCTGGATCAGTTAAGAGCAGAAAACGCAGCGCGAGAGGCAGAATCGGCACCGGCTCCGCAAGCCGAGATCGAGGAAGTGATCGATGATGCGGTCGATGAGCAAGAAGCAGGCGATCAGGGTGCGGACTCTGGCGAGCTAGCAGAAGGCGCAAAGGCAGACGCTGAAGACTGGATGAAAGGCGACGAACCAGAGTCGCAGGGTGCTGATAAGAAGTTCACCGACAGCGATATTGGCGCAGTAAAAGCGAAGATGCGCGCCAAGCTTGAGGCGAAACATCAGACCGAACTGGAGGCACTGCGAGCACAGCTTGAGGCCGCTCAAAAGCAGCAAGTTCCTACTGTAACCGCAAAGCCAACGCGAGAGCAGTTCTTTGACCATGACGACCCGGACGATGCGTATGCAGAGGCTCTGGTTGATTGGAAGATGGGCACCTCTGCTGCACAGCAGCAGGCAAGCCAGGCACAGTACGAGCAGCAGCGTAAGCATCTTGAGTTTAAGCAAGCAACAGAGCAGTCGGTCGATCAGCACTACGAGCGTGCAGCAAAGCTGGCAGCGACAAGCGGCATCGATCCTGAGGTTTATCAGTCGGCAGACTTTCGAGTCCGTAGCGCCATTGAGGGTATTTTCCCGGGCGGCGGAGATTCGATCACTGACTCATTGATCGCAGGGCTTGGCGATGGTTCAGAGCGCGTCTTCTTTAACCTTGGCGTTAACAGTGCGCGGCTCAACGAACTTCGCAGCCTGCTGACTCAAGATCCTAGCGGCCTGCGGGCTTCGATGTTCTTGGGCAAATTGTCGGCCGAGCTGAGCGCTCCAGCAAAACGGAAGAGCAACGCCCCGGCGCCTGCAACGCAGGTAAAGGGTGACGTAGCTACCTCCGAATCCGGCCGCGCGCTTCATAAGAAGTATCAAGAAGCGCACAAGTCGGGAAATGTAGGAAAGGCATTCAGCCTGAAGCGCGAGGCCAAATTGGCCGGCGTAAATACTCAAACTTGGTAAGGATTTAAATCATGGCCGTAGGTGCATTGACCACAGGTAAGATCGCGGAAGTTCTCTTTGAGAATGCTCTCGAGACTTACGAAGCGCAAGACATGCTGATCGATAAGGTTAGCTTTTACGAACCGGATGCCGGCAGTATGCAAAACTCGGGCAACGCCATCTGGCGCCCTGTGCAGCAGCATGCACCAGTGATCCCAGGTTGGGACATGACCGGCCTGGAAACCGGCATCATTGAAGAGACCTATCCGGCAGTTCTCGGCACCCCGTCGAACGACTTTGTTGGCCAGCGCGCCGACAACATGCGCGACCTGACCTTCTGGAAGAATCGCGGCATTGAGTCCGGTCGCCAGCAAGCTACCCAGCTGAACAAGGCCGTGGCAAGCGCAATCGCCCAGCAAGGCTCGATGTTCTATCGCTCCAACGCCGCCAGCGGTTATGACTTCGTTGCTGAAGCCCAGGCGCTGATGAACGAGCGCCAAGGGAAGAACACTGGCCGCACGTTCATGCTGAACGACCGCGACACCCTGAAGTTCGCTAAAGACTTGGCCGCCCGCCAAACCCTGCAAGGTCGCCCAGATGAAACCTGGAAAACCGGCCAGATTGGCGCTAACGTTGCCGAGTTCGACATCTTCACCGCTTCGTTCTTGCCGACCATTACCGGCGGCGCCGACCCGGCCACCACCGTTACCGCTAACCAATCGTTCGCGCCTACCGCTGGTAGCGTGACCGCAACCGGCATCGTTACCAACGTTGACTACCGTGTAGCGACCATCCCGGTTACTGCATCGGCTGCCTACGCTATTGGCGACAAGGTGACCTTTGCCAACGGCGGCGTGACCATTAAGGCAATCGGCCTGGCTGACAAGACCGACACCGGCGTGGCTATGACCTTCACCATCGTGGACAAGCCTAGCGGCACCTCGATCACAGTGTATCCTAAGCCTATCGCTGTGGATGACCCGGCATTGGGCACACTGGAAAAGGCATACGCCAACGTCAACACCCGGATCTTGAACGCCGCCACCGTAAACCGTGTGAACGTGGACGCCAGCAAGAAGACCAACCTGTTCTTCGACAAAGATGCTGTTGAAGTGCTGGGCGGCAACATTCCTGCCAACCTGTTCCGCGAGTTCGACGGCTTCAAGGTGATCAGCGAAACCATGAAGAATGGCCAGAAGATGTTTATGGTCTACGATGGCAAGCTTGATGACCTGTCGCTCCGGTATCGTCTGTTCACCTGGTACGGCGTGACCGTTAAAGATCCGTCGCGCTGCGGTGTGGCAACGACGTTCTGATGATGTAAACTAAGATCAGGGGCTTCGGCCCCTTTTCTTATTGGAGGATTGCAAATGGCTTCTATTCTTTTTCGACATGGCGCTAATGGCGTCGAGTCTGTGACGGTTGAATATGACCAGTTTGAGGCGCACTTGTCGTATGGCTGGGCTGCTGATCTCGACGAAAAACCTGCCGAGATGAGCGATGACGATGTGCGCGAGGCCGCTAAAGAGGCCGGCATTGAAGGTTGGGATACTAAGCGAGTCAAGACCCTGCGCGCCGCGCTGGAGGGTTAAATGATCGATGCCTATAAGGTAGACCGGATATCGGCCGCTTACTCTAAGCTGCGCATCTCCGGCCTTACAGTAGATCCTAACCCGTCTGATCTTGAGCTTGCACTTGCTGAGCTTGAGAACATGATGGCCGAACTTGCCTCGCGCGGCATCGAGGTAGGTTATAACTTCGAGCTTGATCCTGATCCGAATAGTTCGCTAGGCGTTCCTCAGCAGTTCTGGAACATGATTAACTGCAACCTTGCAGTGCGACTGATTGCCGACTTTAACAAGGTGGTTCCAGACGCATTACTGGCTCAGGCATCGCAGTCAATGTCTAACGCATCTGCTCGGTGTGCTGCCGATAAGATCCGCATGGTTCAGTACCCATCACGCCAGCCTGTCGGCAGTGGCAATCGCGTGTACTCGCGCTGGGCACGGTTCTATACCGGCATGGCATTGCCACCAAATGCGCCGTCTACTCTGTCTATCGCGCAAGGCGAAACTAACGACTTCACCGAGTCTTTCGAGGCGTATCTGTACAAGGATGAGATCATCGTTGGTAGCGAAGTTGTTTGCGATCCGGGCCTTGTTGTTATCTCTAGCGCAAACGAATCGCCGCTTATCCGGTATCGTTTGAATGCGCCTGAGAGCTTGGTGTCTGGAACATGGCAGCAGGTGCGCATCCGGGTGGAAACATCGCTAGGGCGCGTGGATATTCGCCTGCTCAACTATCAGGTGGCGCCATATGTGACGGTTGGTAATAACTGACTGATCGCTTATAATAGGCGGGCCTGCCATTTGTGAAGGGGTGGCAGGCAAAACCGGCAGCCGGCTGCCACCTACTACCCTTCGCACCCTTCGCCGTAAATGCAATAAGCCCCTCCCTGGAGGGGTGCTTTAATACCCTTCGCGCCAATCTGATCTCGGGGTGTTAAATGTCATTAAACAATTCAAATATCGTGCAGGCTACTACTCAGTCGTCTCATGTATTCAATAGCTACTCCTACCGCACCGAAGATTCGATCATTGAAGTGCAGCAGCCAGGCTACTTCCTGAAATGCCCTTTCTCCGTATCTGACGGCCCAGACACAAACGGCTTTGGCTGGCGTAATGCCATTATTAACTGTCGGTGCTCTGACGGCTATTTTGTGGGTCAGATGGATAACGAGACAGGAACTCTGTTCCCAGTTGGTTCAACTGGCGGCGGCGGACTGTTTAAGGTTGGCCCGTCTGCAAACTACTTCGGCGCCACTGCTGGTGACATCTCTCCAGATACCCCCAGCGTTCAGCCGGCCTATGACCGCGCCGAGGCTACTCGCATTCGTGACGCTTACGAATTGGCGCACCCTGAATGGCGAGCATACTACCTGTCCAGCCCTGATGCCGGCGTTTTCCTGACATGGAAAGACGGGACGCAGACAGACCTGGTTGGGCAGCAGTTACTGGAGAGCGGTTGGGTGGATACCGTTTCTGCGGTAGGCGTCCAAGGCCCAGAAACCCCACAGTTTGTCGACTTCGCGCCAATCAAAGAGGGCTGCATTCCGGCACTGTATCGCGCAGAGATTGACAACCCGTTTGTGATGGTTGCGGATGACTCTGGATTCAAGTCGGTGGATGGCAAGATATTCTCGGATCGTCAAGTCGTTTCACCAGGCTCTCAGGGCTTCAATGTCGGCACGGCAACCCTAATGGGCGGCGCAGGGCTTGCGCGCCTGCATGATAACGTCAGAGGATCTGATCGCCTGTTCCCGACTAGCGAGCTGACTATAGACGGATCTACCGGCCTTACCTACATGGAAGCTGGCGCGCTTGAGCTGTTCCCGTCTCCAGTGCCGTCAACCGGCGCAGGATTTGGCAACCCGCTTGATTTCTTTGTGGCGGTTAATGACAACACGCTTGCGCGTTCTCTGTTCTTGACTGTTCCGTCTGGCAATCCAGAAGTAACAAAAGTTGTTTTCCGCATCTGCGCAGATGGATTTGGTAGCGATAAGGTCGTTTACGATAGCTTTACTGCTTTCGGCGGCGAGCATTACGAGACTTTCCCTGACGCAACTGGCGGAAATGTGCGGTTTGAGGTCGTGCTTGCTGAGCCAGTGCTGTTCCGTCGAGGTGATGTCTACTATGTGACCGTGTTCACTCAGGAGATCGGCGGCAATATCGTCCTGGTTGGCGAGACTGTACCAACCCCGTTCGGCGAGCGTTTTATCCCGTCAATCGACATCAGCGGCCAGGCTGCTGTGTTCAAGTCGCTGCAGGATCAGGCCTATGTAATGCAGGTTCAAGCCGGTACAGGGATAAGCGTAGACTCCAGCAGCGAGCAGTATCCGGTAGTTACTAACACTGGCGTGCTGACGGTTAGCGGGCCAGCAGTAGATAACACTGATCCGCATAACCCGGTTATCACCTTCGTTGCGCCAACACCATCATGGCAGGGGTTAACTTCGATTTACACCGAGGGGCCGGTTCTTGAGGATCTAGAATTGGCTCCAGGTGAGTTTCGGTATTTGAAGTTCCCCGAACTTTACGCCGGCCCAGATATGTCTGTGCTTGGCCTGTATCGAGGTGACAGTGATTACCTTGTAAACCTTACAGGTGCGCCTATCACGCTGACAGTGACGCTTAGCGTGTTTATGAACTCAGGCACATCCGGCCAGATGTATGCCACCATGCTAGGGGCACTCGGTACATACGCAAATATGTCATTCGACGCAAAGGATGAATACAACCCATCATTCAATTCGGTAATTGTTCTGCCTCATGGCTTCGGGTTTCGCGCATATGTGCAGAACAAGTCGTCAGTGCCTCAGTCTCTCAGCAAAAGCGAAACGAGGGTGCAGATTGCGCGGTTGAGTTGATCCATTGATCTAGACCTTCAAGCCCGGACATTGATCCGGGCTTTTTTGTTATACTTGCAGGCAATAAACACGCGAGGCTCACATGCCGCAAGTACCAATCACCCTAATCAAAGGCGACAAGGTAACTCCGGGCACGGACTATCTTGATGCGCTGCCTGAAAATATGTACGCCATTGCCCGCCCAATGTTCGGCGCGTCCGGGTACATGCAGCAGCATCCGGGGCTGACTGAGTACGGCACAGCATCCGGCCCTGATCGCGGCGGCGTGTGGAATGAGCGCCAGCAGGCTCATTATCGAGTTTCTTATACTCAGTTCATCATTGTGAACAGTGATGGCACAAACGAGCGGTTTGGCAATATCCCCGGAACGTCTCAGGCTTCGATGCCGTACTCGTTCAACACTCAAGCCATTATCGTTGATGGCAACTTCTATCTGTATGACGCAGTTAATGGTTTCCGCCAGGTTACCGACCCTGATGTTAAAAAGCCGATTGACGGCACATGGATTGCCGGTTACTACTTCTTAACTGATGGTGAATACCTGTACCACACCCAGCTAAACGACGAGATGGCAATTCAGCCGCTAAACTTTGCCACGGCAGAGTTCTCGCCAGACCCAACGCTTGGCGTCGGTAAGACATCGGACAACAAGGCGATTGTGTTCAACCGATACACAACCGAGTTCTTCGCTAACACTGGCTCGACTAACTTCGCGTTCTCGCTGGTGCAGGGTCGCGCAATCAAGATCGGGATCGTCGCCACCCATGCGAAGTGCGAGCTGAATCAGGACTGGTACATTTGCGGAAGTCGTAAGGAGGGCGCTCTAGGTATCCACGTTCTTGGCGCCGGATCTACGCAACAGGTTTCTAACCGATCAATCGACAAGATCCTTGGCAAGTACACAGAGCCGCAGCTTGCGAACATGAGCATGGAGTCGCGCATTCAGGACGGAAACTCTTTTATCTATGTGCATCTTCCTAATGAAACGCTGCTGTTCAACTCGACGATTGCAGCGTCATCCGGGCTTGATAACGCCTGGTCAGTGCTTAAGCGCGGCACCGCAGGCGAGCCATGGCGCGGAATTAATGGCGTGTTTGAGCCCCGCCTTGGAAAGTGGGTATATGGCGACAAAGTAGACCGGCGCCTAGGCGTTCTTGACGAGATGGTGACGACCCAGTACGACCAGCTTTGCGAGTGGGTATTGTATACGCCGTTTATGTATCTTGAGGATATGTCAGTTGACAGCCTAAACATCGAGACAATACCAGGCGAGTCACCATACAACGACGCCACTGTATTCGTGTCTGTCACCTATGACGGCGCCACATACGGCAAGGAATACACCGCTACATATGGCGTTCCAGGCGACCGCAATACGCGCTACATCGTTAACCGGCTAGGGTTCGTGCGCAACTGGATTGGCTTCAAGCTGCGTGGCGTGGCTCGCGCTCGCATGGCATTTGGCAGGGGGTATCTAGAAGTTGGCTAATTTCAATCAACAGTACATTGGCCTCGCGCTAACTGATGGCGAGGTCAAGTCTCTAACCGGCTGGCCTGATGCGCTAGTTAACGATTACACGTCAGTGCTTAGCAGCTTGCGAACTCTGGCCGCCGCGATTGAATACATGCAGGTAGGCAGCGGGTCGCCGGAATCGTCGGTGACCGCCAACGCATCTCGCCAGTATTTCGATACGACCACTGGTACGTTATACTGTAACCCTGTAGTCGGTGCTTTGACTGGATGGGTTGCCGTGTGATGTTTACTCAGGCGCATTTGTGCGAGGACATGGGCGATCTGTGGCACGAGCCGGATCACCAAGTATGGAAGTGGAATGGCGGCGATCTATACGTGTCGATGACACGGCGCGGCCCGGCAATGTTTTGCCACTTCTACGCAAAGCCGCAGGCGCTTCGCTCGCTAAAGAAGATCATCAATGAGTTCTGTGATTTAGCGTTTAACTTGATGCCTTGGTGTGCAGCAATAATGGCGTCAGTCAAGCTTGGCAGCGTTGCCCGATTGGTTAAAAAGTGCGGCTTTGAATACGTCATCAGCCACAAACAACTAACAGTTTTTGCGAGGTACAGATAATGGGCGGCGGCGGTGGAGATAATGCGGCGGAAGACGCAGCGAATATTCAGGCTCAATCACAGCGCGATGCGCTTGAGTATCTAAAGCAAACCGAGCGACTACCTCAAGCATACCGCGAAGGCGCGCTTGCCGGACTTGGCGCAGAATACGGCTTTGATGCAAATGGGAAGTACGGCACTGATGGCATGTCGATTATCCAGCGCGCAGAGGCAAGCCCATTCTACAAGACAGCCGTGCAGCGCGGCGAAGAGGGCGTGCTGCGCAACGCATCTGCAACTGGCGGGCTTCGCTCGGGTAGCGCCAACGAGGCTCTGGCTGCGGTTAACCAGAATGCGCTCATGTCGTCATATGCAAACCAGCTTAGCGGCCTGCAAGGCATGGCGCAGCTTCCATCTAACGCAAACAATATCGCAGGCGCAATGTCAGGCATCGGCCAGACGCTTGGCCAGGGCATGATCGGCTCGGCGAACAGCGCAGCGGCACAACAGCAAGCAAACATCAACAATGCTGCCGGCGCGTTTCAATTAGGTATGCAGGGCTATGAAACCTTTTCCGATGTCCGCCTGAAGGACGAGATTGAACTGATCGGCGAAAGCAACGGACATAACATCTATAGCTGGCTGTGGAATGAAGCAGCAGGCGCGCTTGGCCTGGTTGGTCGGTCTTATGGCGTGCTTGCGCAAGAGGTCGAGAAAACCCATCCGCAAGCAGTGACAGAGCGCGACGGCTTCAAGCAAGTTGATTACTCGGCCATCGGGGTTCCTGCCTATGTATAACTATTCCCCTTACCAGATGCAGCCGCAACAGGCTGACCAGTACAAGCCTTTCCAGGCGCGCTCAGCAACTCGCCAGCAGCAACAAGGCGAGGCTGCCGGGCAGCTTGTAAAGGCTGCTAAGGGCGGTAAGGCAGCGTATGACGCATATAGCGCAGGCGGATCTGCCGGCGGGACAATGGGCGGCCAGGTTCTTGGAGGTCTAAACATGGCCAAAGACGCATACGGAGTTGGCCAAGGCATGCAGACTCAGCAAGGCGTTGCTGGGCGGGACCAGGGGTCGTTTGCTGGCTCTATGGCTGCTGCCGGCCAGGGTGCGGCTTCCGGCTCACAGTTCGGGCCTGTAGGCACAATCATCGGCGCCGCACTTGGAAATGAGTCATACCAGTGGCAGCACGGCAACCGTGAGGCGCTAACATCGCCCGGCAAGCTGATTAAAAGCGAACTAACAGGCGGCCTAGCCGCTAGAGACATTGGCCGCTGGACTGGGCTTTGGAGCTAACAATGCAAGGTAATCCGTTTTTTGTTGCACCTGGCAACGACATGGGGCAGGCTCTGTCGGGCCTATCTAACACCATGTCAAACGTTCGGCAGGATCGCATGGTTGCCGCAGAGAAGCAGCGCGCAGATGAAAAAGAAGCCGCCGCCGCTGCTCGCATGCAGGAGGCGCAAGCCGCATCTCAGGCTGCATTCCAGAGCGGCGACCCGTCAGAGGTTGCTCGGGCATCCCTGCAATTCCCTGAGATCCGCGAGGGATTGACTGCGGCTATCGGCCTTGTTGATGAGGCCAAGCAAAAGGAAGCCGGGGAATTTGCCAAGCGTCTGCTGCTAGCTAACCCGGCTGATCGTTCTGCCATCTATCAGGAACGCATCACCGCACTTACCGATCAGGGGCGCGATCCATCGCATACCGTGCAGTCGTTTAAGGATTACAGCAGAAATCCAAACGGAGAGCTTCAAGCTCTTGAGTCTACTTGGGCGGCAATCGCGCCTAAGGAGTACATGGTTATTTCGGATCAGAAGAAGGCAGAGCAGGCTGCGGAATTGGCGGCGCAGAAGCTCGCACAGCAGGAATCTCAGTTCAACCGAGCAGAAGCTGGCCGAAACGCCCGTGCAGCCCGCAATGCAGCGCCAGGTACTAACGGCAAGCCAACTGCCGGGATGCAAGACTTCCAGTATTACCAGCAACTCAAGAAAGAAGATCCTGCCGCCGCTGAGTCATTCGGCGCAGAGCGCGGATTTATCAGCAAAGAAGGCCAAGAGCTTTCTGGGCATTTGCAGAAGCGGCTGTCTACTGCGACTGATGACGGAATAAAGGCAGAGAGAAATGCGTCCGAGTTCTTATCGCTTGCTGATCAGATTGAAGGATCTGAGTTGAGCGGTGGATACTTTGGCGGAACTGTTGGCGAAACGATTAAGGATATTACTGGCAGCCAAGATGCCGTTACTGAGCTAAAGAAGCGGGCGCAACAAGTGCGTGCATCTCAGGTTATGGCAAACCTTCCGCCTGGTGCTGCGTCTGATCCTGACGTCGCAATGGCTAAGCAGCCAATGCCATCTGATAATGCATCCAAAGAACAGTGGGGTTCTTGGCTTCGCGGCGTTTCCAAGCTAGAGCAATACAATGCCGATTTCAACAACTTCAAGGCCGAGTACATTTCCGACACAGGAAACGAACGCGGAATGCTTAAGGCGTGGAAAGAGAGAGGCGGCGCACCAAGCGCTAGCGGATCTAGCGCCCCGCAAGAAGTAACAACCGCAGAACAATTCGACGCCCTGCCATCTGGCGCGGTATACCTTGAAGACGGCGTGCAGTACAGGAAGCCTTGACGATGGCAAGTAAATTTGGCGGTATTCCTGTTGCGGCCGAGGCTGCGGCGCCGGCTTCAAAAGTTAGCAAGTTCGGCGGGGTTCCTGTTGCCGCTGCTCCGGCACGCCGCTCAGAAGACGTACCAATGATTGGCGCAGATGGACAGCCAATCAATACCCAGCAACCAGCGCCAGCGCGAGGACTTGGCGAGTCGCTAGTTGGCGCAGGCGAGGCTGCATTGGCCGTTGGCAGCGGCATGACTGGTGGCGCGGCAGGCATGGTTGGCGGAACTATCAAAGGCCTGATTGATGAGCTGCGATCCGGCAAGCTTGGTAGCCAGGAAGCCGCTGACCGGATCGAGCAGCAGGCAATGGAGTCAAGCGGCGCGTTTACCTATGCCCCGCGAACTGAAGCAGGCCAAGAACAGACTCAGGCAGTTGGCGAGGCACTTGCGCCGCTAGCCGCAATTGGCCCAATGGCTGGCGAGCTTGGCGCTATAACGCAGGGCGTTAAGAATGTGGCGCCTATTGCGCGCGGAATGATCCCATCAAAATCAATCCCAATGGCTGAAAAAATTGCAGCACGCGTCGAGCCGTTAGTTGGAGATATGGGCGCAGCTCCAGCGCAAACTGTTGAGGGTGTATCAAAGAACATAACCACTTCTGCGCTTGCTTCCGGTAAGAAAAAGATTCCAACCATGGAGAGACTGGCCGCTGAGGTTATGCCTGACGAGACAATCTTGCAGGCTGCAGAGCGACTTGGCCTAAAAGATCAGCTGATCCCGTCTCAATACTCGCGCAGCCAAGCTTATCGTGAGATCGAGCAGGGTTTGGCCAGCATCCCAGGGTCACAGCTAAATGCGCAAAGTAAGCAGGCCGCAACAATGCTTGCGCAAAAGGCCGACGATCTAATTCAGAAGTACGGCGGTGACATTGACAAGGCAGCTCTTTCTGCTGACTTCAAGAATCAGGGGCTTGCTACGATTGAGGGCCTGGCAAAGCAAAGCGATGAACTATATAGCCAGGTTTCTAAAGCTATCCCGCCCGCATCTAAAGTAAATGCAAGCGGAACAGTGAGCGCGCTAAAGAATAAGGCAGATGAGCTTGGCGGCCTTGAATACCTAAGCGCCATCGAGCGTCGAGTACTTAATGCCGCATCGACAGATCCGACATATGCTCGCCTAGACCTTATCCGCAAGCAGGTTGGCGAAGGCATGCGCGGGCGCGGGCCGTTCAAGGACTCTGAGGGCGCATCGCTTAAGCGTCTTTATGGGGCGTTATCAGACGACCAGCAGTCAGCAGCAGAAGCGCTTGGCGCTGGTGAAATGTTTAGCGCAGCAAAACAGCTTGTGGCAAGCAGAAAATCAATTGAGGACAACCTTGCAGCAGTTCTTGGTAAGGATTTGTCTGGCGCAATCACAGCAAAAACTGGAAATGCAATCAAGTCGCTCGGCACGGGAAACTATAAGGATTTTGACAAGCTGATGCAGTCAATCCCGAAGGATATGCGTCAGCGCGTCGTTATGACTTCACTAAACGATGCACTTACTGCTGGCAGCCGTATGGAAAAGCAGCTATCTGCTCCGGGTTTTGTTGACTGGTTTGAAGGATTGCAGCGCAACAAGCAAGCAAAAAGCCGGCTATATTCAAACATGCCAAAAGGATCTCGCGGAGAGCTTGAGAACATTTATCGAGTTGCGCGCGGCATGCGAGAAGCAAGCAAGGAGCGAATCACTACGGGCCGCATTCAGGGGTTGATGGAGGGCTTTGCCCAGGAAGGCGGTATGCTTAGCAAGCTTTACGGTATCGGCAAGCAGGTTGCGGCTGCGGAGGGCGCAGGCTCTGCAATCGGCGTTCCTGGCGCCGGGACTGCTAGCGTAATTACTCGCGTCATGAGCAGCGAGAAAACTCCAGTCATTAAGGCTGCAGACAATCTTTTGTCAAGCCAGCAATTTAGAAACGCTGTTGCAGAGTATGCAAAATCAGGAGATAACGCAAAGCGAGCTGCGGCTGTAGAAAAGTCGCTATCTGCATCAAAGCCATATAGGGACTGGCTTGGAAAGCTCGACAAGGCGTCTCGTGCGGCTGTGCAGTCTAACGGGGCATTATCATGGCTTAGTCAGACGGTAAACGATAAAGAAGAAACCAAGCCAAGCAAGTAAATAGATCATAACCCACCAAAACCAAACCAAAAAGGTGAAAACATGGCAAACGACACGAACATAAACGAGGTCGGCTTACCGTTCAATTACTATCCAGACCCGACAAAAGGGCGCCCCGTGTTCAACGGGTCAATCTATGTCGGTCAACCGGATACAGACCCTCAGATTACCGCAAATCAGCTACAGGTCAAGGCTTTTCAGGAGGATGGCGCATCGGTAAACATCGCTCAGCCTATCCGCACTGGCGCAGGCGGCGTACCAATGCTAAACGGTTCCCCTGTACAATTGCAGGTTGATGGCGAGTATTCGATAAAGGTGCTTAACAGCTCCGGCGCGCAGGTGTACTACGCGCCAAGCCTGATAAGCGCGTTAAGGCCATGTACGATTGTTAAAACTCAGCTAATCCCGCTGACAATGGATCTGACAAACAGATTCGTCAACAGCTACCTGTTTAACTCAAACACTAGCTGGGCGACTTATTACGCTGACAACAAGCCTAACATGAATCTTGGAGATATCGGAGTCGCGCCGTTTGACATCGAGAACATTCCCGTAAAACGCTTTGACCTTGCGCAAGGCAATACAATCACCGATCTAGGGGCACTCTAATGGCTGACCAATTACAACTGCGGCGCGGCACCACTGCGCAGGTTCTGGCGTTTACTGGCGCGCAGGGCGAGCTGATTATCGACACCGACAAAGACACTATCGTTGTGCAGGACGGCGTAACTGCTGGCGGCTTTCCGTTGGCCACCGAGACCGCCCTGGTAGATGGCACGTTCTACTTTAACGACAATACAGGTGGAGGCAGCGCGGCGAATGCTTACATCTTGTCGCAGAAGTCAAACACGAACGTTCCTACGCAGTACAAGGACGGAATTCAGCTTGGCTTTACCACGGCAAACGCCAACACCGGGCCATCGACGGCCTCCTTTGTCGGGCTTGGCGTAAAATCGCTAAAGTATCCAGGCGGCGTAGACCCGGCCCCTGGCGATATTTCAGGCCGGGTAACCCTGGTATACGATGCAACGAACAACTGGCTTGAAATCCAGCGGAAAGCGGTTGCAAGTATTGATTACCTGAACACCGCGCAACTTGACGTTGCATCTTCTTCAGCCGTAAACCTTACGGCGTCCGCTCCAAACACTCGAAATATCAATATCACCGGGACAACCACGATCACCGGCTTTACCGTGGCGGCTGGCCAGCGGTACTTTGTACGTTTCAATGCTGCGCTTACCCTGACAAACAGCGCCTCGCTTGTTACTCAGACAGGCGCGGATATTGTCACGGTTGCCGGCGATACATGCTCCATCATCTCCACGGCTGCCAACGTTGTACAGGTGACAATGTACTCACGAGTGCAAAGGCTGACAATGGGGGTTTCTCAAGCAACAACATCTGGCGTTTCTTTTGACTTCACCGGCATTCCGAGCTGGGCGAAGAAGATCACGGTAATGTTGAGTGGGGTGAGTACCAACGGGACAAGCAGTCTGGTTATCCGTCTTGGTGTATCTGGTGGGATTGAGTCAACTGGTTATTTGAGTCAATTGGTGTTCGCATCCCCCGGCGCGCCCTCAGTGGGCGCACCTGAAACCACTGGCATCCTGGTAGGGATTGGCGCAAGCGCGGCTAATATCTTCCACGGGATATCTACGATTGCTAATTTATCTGGTAATCAGTGGGTTGCTGGGGCAAGTATTGGGACATCCTTAAGCACTAACGTGGGGGCCGGATTCGGTAACAAAACCCTCGCAGGCACGCTCGACCGCATCCGCCTAACCACAGTGAACGGCACCGATACTTTTGATGCCGGATCAGTAAACATTATTATTGAGGGCTGAAAATTGGATATTTTTAGAACCGAAACAGATATATTCGGCAATTCTGTTCGCGTAAATCAGCGAGCATATGTATTGGAATCTGGCGAAATCTCAGTTATAGACATTGGCATCATACCTCCTGATGGAGCTATCATTGCGAAATATGATGATGTCTATAATTCAAATAAATCAAAAAGCCAGGAACAGATAAACTCAGATGCAAGATCTTATCTCTTAATGACAGACTGGTATGTCACACGATGGATTGAGACGAAAACCCCAATCCCTGGTGATGTATCTGCTCTTCGTGATTCAGCAAGGCGATCAGTTATCCCATAATAGAAAAAGCCCTCTTCGGAGGGCTTATTTTATGGGCTTTCTAATTTCCTGAAACCCACCGCACACCGTGCATTCAAGCACACCGACAGACTGGTAAAACACGGCGCCCGTCCCGGTTCGTTTGTGGTCGCAATGGCACGGCTTCGGAGTAGCCGTTAAGCCATGCCGCCTGATACTTTGGATCGCGTCCTTTGATAATGTCACAGGGCAGCCCCATCATTCGCGCCGTCTGGCCAGCTAGGTAAATCGGTGTCATTTGCAATCAATCCAGTTACATAATCAGCGCAGGCAACCATGTATGCCGTGCGCGCCTTTCGATAAATTCCAGCGTTCATTGCCAGTTCGGAATTCTCGCAGCGGTGGTAGTTATACTGAGCCACAAGCATTGCTTGCAGCATCTCTTTTAGATCCATTGTCGGGCCACTCTATCGGGTAAATACTGGGGGTTAGTCCGTCAGCCTTGATCCTGTGCGCAATTATAGCAGCAGCGCCGCGCGTGTCACGCCAGCAGACAAGCGTGGGCAGCCCCATACCGCGCTGGATGAACACGCCGAAAGTCACTCCGGCGTGCTCACTTCAAGTGCGACCATCGCTAGCGCTGGGATTACCGCAACAAGCGCCATCCACGGCGAAAACTCGCAGAAGCCTGAGCCGATCAGGAGGAACAGGATCGAAAGCATGTACCAATTTTGTTTTTTGTGGGTGGTTTTGGTTGACCACCATTGGCGTAGGTTTTTCATTTTGGCGGCTCCGGGAGTGGTTGCCAGTGGGTGACCTTGCCACGCACTTCTTCCTCGGTTTCCCATGACGCCCACCCAAGGTCCTTGCTTTTGCCAATCTGTATATCTCCGTAGCCTTCAAACAGCCCGGCCGTAATAACAGACGATTTGCTCCAGCCGTGAGAATTCCATACAAGCACGTCCGTGCTAGCATTCGGCAACCGCTCATCAACACTAATCCATCCACTCATTTCCGCTTACTCCGCTGTGTCCGTGTACGCCATAGACTAGACAACACCATCCGCCCCGTCAAACTTTTTATTTCTGATATACTGTCTCTACATGGCACGGAACCTGCATAAATGTTCGACCTATCAAAACGCAGCACCGAGCGCCTAATCGGCGTGCATCCAGACCTAATCAAAGTCGTCAAGCTGGCGTTAACGCTGTCTGACATCGACTTTGCGGTCATCGAAGGCGTGCGCACCATCGAGAAACAGCGCGAATACGTCGCCAAAGGCGCAAGCAAGACAATGGTCAGCAGGCACCTAACCGGCCACGCCGTTGACCTTTATCCAGTCGGAAAGCCTACGCCGTGGGATCGATGCCCATCTATCGCTGAGGCCATGTTTGCGGCTTCCAGGATGCTAAGCATTCCGATCCGATGGGGCGGCGATTGGGATATGGATGGCGACTCGAAGGACGAAAAGTTTTATGATGGGCCTCACTTTGAACTATTGAAGGGAAAATATCCGTGAATACCCAGGACTACATGCTGGCGTCGAGGTACGGCAAGGATAAGCCAAAGCAGTAAAGGAAAAGCCCGCGATTTGCGGGCTTTATTCTATGCGCTCAAACCGATCACCAAAAATGGCAATGCAAATTCTGCGCGCCTCTTCTAGATCGTCTGTGCAGATCAGGCTAAACGCTGGCTTGCCGGTTGTTTTTACTTGGTAGCGACGGGTGGTCACAACCAACCCCCCCTGTCACTATCCTTAAACTCGCCCCAGCCTTTCCCAATCGGCACCACAACATGCGACCCCTTAAAGAACACATGCACAGGGTCAGGATTTGCAGTATACCGCTTGCGAACCGTGCTAATCGACATGCCTAGTCGCCTAGCGTGCCCGGCGAGTGTATCCCGAACGCCTTTGTAGTCAAGATAAATATAGCCAGTGTTTGCGGCGCTGGCCTTCTTGGCTGCTGCCAGTTGCGCCTCAGAGCATCTCCCAATCCTGCTGGCGCGCGCCTCTTTCTGGAATACAGACTCTTGTGCGCTGGCAAACTGAATAGTTATGCCATGCCGAGCAATCAGCCTGCGAAACGGCGTATCAGACGCATATCCGAGCATGTCTGCCGTCGAGTGGATGCTATGTCCGTCCGCAGCATATCCGGCTACGACATACCAAAACGGCTCTCCGTATTCCTCTTCGACTTCGCGGATTATTGATCGTGGCACGATAAGAATTCCTTTAGCTGTCGTTTTGCATCCTCAAAACCAAGACAGAGCAGGTAAACGCCACCGCCTGCCTCTACTTCTGCCTTGTATTTTTTCTGATCCGCGCCCCATACGCTACCTTTCTGACGTTTCATCTCGATATATAGCTGCCAGCGCGGAACATGCAAATCGCTCGGCCCCTTGCGCACGCCTTCCGCTTGCGCCTTTTCGCGCTGCCTGTGGCCGATGTGCAAGCCGTTAGGAATGGCGTGGATAAAAACATCCGGGTATTCACGCTCGAACCAGTTAACGAATGCGACTTGTTCGTGCGTCTCTAGCGGTGTGTTATTCATGATGTCCCACGCTGATTACGTCAAAGAAATTGGAGCCAGCCTTTTTGCGGTAGGCAATCACGGATGGTATTTTTGCGTCTGAAAAAGAATCAATCGCAGTTTGAATGTCCGGCATCGTCTGCCCCCATACTGCGCGACAGAAAGCGTCAGCTCGATTGCGTGACCAATGGTTGCCGCTCTCTAGCGAATGCCACTGAGTTAGCTTGTGCGGCTTCTCAGCTATGTCGTAAACAACCTTTAGCGTGTCGGGCTTGTCGCCCATGCTGACGTGGCGCGCCATTGTCCATCCTATCACTGCTGAGGTGCGAAGCCGGTAAGGATCGTTTGCAATTTTGGCAGCCAGCTCCTGCAATTTTTCGTTCGGGTCGATAATCTCGACTTTGCAGCTTGAACAATATCGCGCTGCGATGTCGTTCTCAGTCTGGCACGCCTCGCAGACCTTGCACGTCCAGCGGTAATTGCAGCGCGAATGAATTCCGGCAATGATTGCCTCCCCAAGGCATCGGCGTCCGTAGTGCCCCGGCAATGGTTGGCCATGCTCATTTGTTAGGCGAATGCCGCCCATATCAATCTGATAGCCTTGCTCGTCAATTCCAAAGCCAACAAGATCGTCACGAAGCGAAAATTTATTGTCATATCCGCAGTCAGGACAGCAAGCAGACACCTTATCGCCGCCTTCTTTTGCGATCCGCGCAGTGATTACCGGGTCGAAAATATCACCGCCTGGGCAATGGCGTTCGATGTTCTCGCCATAGTCAAGCACAAGACAGTCGCGCTTATCGTCGCCAAGGCGAAGGCCGCGCCCGATAATTTGCTGAAGCAGGCCGACAGACTCAGTAGCGCGCATGATGGCGATAACATCGACGTGGCTTGCGTCAAAACCAGTGGTTAGCACTGCCACGTTCACAAGATACTTGAATTCTTGGCGCTTGAAGGCGTCAAGGATTTTGCGGCGCTCGTCCTTGTCGGTTTCGCCAGTCACCAATCGCGCGCCATGCGGTAGGCTTTGCAGCACCTCTTTTGCGTGCTGGATAGTGGCAGCAAATATCATCACGCCTTTTCTGTCGCGGCTTTTTGCCACAACGTCCGCGACAATTCCTGATGTTTTGCGGCCTTGCCCTACGAATGCAGTCTCCACTTGCTCGGCGTCAAACTGGCCCCTAGCGTTCAAGGTAAGGCCTAGCGCGTCATAGTGCTCCAATACGGTGTCGAACACTGGCGGCGTAAGGAATCCCTCCGCAATCAATGCGCGTGCGCCAATCTCATAGATGGAAGTGTGGAAAAATGGCTCGATTGCATCCTCCCGAAAGCCGTCGAGGTAATGGTGCTGATAGATATAGCCCGTGCCAAGCCGGTAAGGCGTTGCAGACAGTCCGATGACGCGCAACAGAGGGTTCTGGCTGCGCATGTGCTCAATGATACGTCGAATCGTTGGCGTTATGCCGTGTGCCTCGTCAACGATAACAGCAGCAAAACGGCTGTCAAACTTGCGCAATGAGTTGGCGATAGTTTGCGGAGTGCCAAAAACCACGCTGTGCTTCATGTCCTTTTTGCCAAGGCTTGCGCTGTAGATACTGGCAAGGGCGCCGGTTGCGCGATACTTTGCATAGTTCTGCTCTACGAGTTCTCCAGATGGCGCAAGACAAAGAATCTTTTTACCGGACATGGCGTGAATTTGTTCAGCAATGGCGGCTATGATATGACTCTTACCAGCGCCAGTCGCAGCGATAATAAGCGCCGGATCAATGCAGGTTTTTACCCATTGCATAGCGGCTTCGACGGCTTCGGCCTGATACCAACGTAGCGTCATTCCGCAATCTCCTTAGCATCAAACACCAGCTTGATAGTGGCCAAGTCTGGCTCGTCCATAAGCATGGCGTCAGCCAGTCCGCGCAAGTGGTTGCTCGACAAACCCTTAAGCCCGTTCGCCATTGTCTTGTAATAGATCGTGTTCTCGGCCTGGTCTGCGCGCTCCAATTCATAGCCAGACAGCGCCATAATTTGCGGGTGAAACAAATGCAGCTCGCACGCTGTCGTGCCGTGCTGGCAAGTAAACTGGCCGTCCTGCATTGATACATGCGCGCAAGTGCGGCAATTGACTAGCGGAATCTCGCCGTCACCATTGCAAAACGCTCGGTAGTCGCACCAGTTACAATGCACGTCATTGTCAGCATACGGAACAGATTCGGACGCCATAACATCATGGATGCGGTCATATTCTTGCGTGGCGAAAACAGGATCGTACTCGACAACCTCGGTGAATATCTCGCTGGTGTTTTTGTTGAACACAACGAATAGGCACTTTGTCAGCTTGTTGCCGTGCATGCTTAGCTGTTCGCTTGAGTGCATGTATAGCTGCACCTGGGTGAGATAGGCGCGATCAATGCCTTTCTTCGCCATTTCCTTCCAGCGTTTATCGTTGGCAGTCTTGTTTTCCAGTAGAAAGAACTCTTCGCCGTCTTTAAACATGCCGTCAATTAGGCCAAGCGTACCTCCCCAGCGGTTAAGAAGTTTTGCTTCGCGCATGTGAACTTCTCGGCCTAGCCATTCGCAAAGCAAGTCTTCCAAGGCGTGACCTATTTGGAATGTTCGCAGAGTTTCCTGCTTGAATGCTGGCGCTTTAACATGGCGAAACTGAAACCACATGCGGCGGCTACAAGCGTGCCAGCGACTTCCGGTTATGGCGCTTGGCAGTCGGTCTGTTGCTATGATATCGGGGATGTTCATATCCACTCCGATGGAAAACGGGGCCTAAGCCCCGTCGTGATTTAGAAACCGATACCGGATGGCGCTTGAGCAGCAGCCGGTGCATTCATGCCCGAGACCGACTGCACCCAGTTACCGGACATCTTTTCACCCGTGGCTTCGTTGTCCATCGCCCAAATCGCCACCTTGATCTTTTGCGGCTTGTTGGTCAGGCACGAAGCCAAGTCCATGTCGCTCGGCTCTTTACCCAATGCCATCAGGCGACCGCCTGCGTTAGCGTCGATTGCTGCCAGCATGCGCAGTGCCTTGTCCTTTTTCTTTGCATCGGCATCGAGTACGCGCACCTTCTGGAATACAACGCGCTTCTTGTATTCGCCCTCCAGTACGTCCCAACGTACTTTAATAATGCGCTCGCCTGTCGACTCGTTCGAGTCCCATTTTGCCTCGGTGACCATTGCAGTCAGGACAGTGCCGCTCGGGATCGGTGGAAGATCAACGCCGCCCATCTCGGCCTGGCCGGTTGCTTGAATTGGTGCGTTGTCGCTAGTAGTCCAAAAGCTCATTGTGTTTTTCCTTTCTTACAGTGATGGCACGATGCCGGAGAGTGGGTTTACGCCAAGCTGGATTGGCAAATCAGTTTTGATACCGAAACGGTTCTTTGAAACGTTGGCCGCAGTAGCATACGCCACCAAGATACGATCACCATTAGAAATCGCCTTCTTGCGCTCGCCATCGCCAGTTGTGAAGGTTTGCAGCTTGATGAAGCCGACAATATCGCTGTCATCGACGTATGGCGCAACTGATTTTTTGCCCAATCGCAAATTATAGCGCGTGTACGGGTCGCTATCAGGCAGCTCGATAGTCTCGGTTTCGGCGTGAGCAATGAAAACGATGTGCATGCCTTTGTCATTCAGGATGCCGCAGCCTTTGCGAACGCGCTGGTGCATTGACGCAACCGCACCAAGGCCTGCACCATAACCGCCGAGTGCCTGGTTAATGCTGCGTGGCTTCTTGGGGTCGCTGTCGATAACCGACTGGATGAACAGGCGTTCAAGCGCTGTAACCGAGTCGACTACAAGCGTCTTGTAAGAATGCTCTTCTTCGATCAGCGCTTTGATTTGCAGGAACACATCATCAGCTGTGCCGATTACCGGCAGGGCGTCCGGGCGGTTCTCCTCCGGGATTGCCTGCAAGCCATCCTCTGCCCGAAGGAATACCGGGCTAGGAAATGTCGCCGCCAGCGAGGTTTTACCCATACCGCTATCGCCAAGAAATGTCGCCACAATTGGCCGATTTGCTGGCTTGCAAATCTGTTGAAGGATACTCATTTTGTTTGCCTCTCTCTCGTTTTGGTGTGGCCATTCTTGCGCCCCGGTGGTATCTTGTCAACACAAATTAACAAGGAAGCAAACAAATGATGACTGTCGAGCAAATCAGAGCGGCGTTACAGCCATACAACCTAAGCAAGGTCGCAAAGGAGGCCGGCGTAAATAAGCACACGCTTTACCGGATGATGAACGAGCAGCACAAGCCAACCTATGAAACCGTTAAACGACTGAGTGACTACCTGCTATGAGCGGAGAACTGGAAATTATGCGCGACTACGCGGACGCCGGATTTCGGGTGTTCGCGCTATGGAATATCGTCGGCGGAAGGTGCGAGTGCGGCGACGAGGAATGTAAGGCGGCCGGCAAACACCCGCGCATTGGAGCATGGCAGAACTCGCCAGTCTGGAGCGTAGAGCAGCTTGACGCGCAACTGCAATACATCATCGAAACCGGCTTTGGCGTATGCCTAGACGATCACCTCGTTATCGACATTGACCCGCGCAATGGCGGTAATGAGTCCTATGACAAGCTGGTTGCCGATACCGGGATTGATTTTGAGGCCGTGAGCGGCTTTGTCGTGCGAACCGGCGGTAATGGTCGACACATTTATTTCAGCCGTCCGAAGTCGGCCTTGCTTGGACACCTTAAAGGCTATGAGGGTATCGACTTCAAGGGCAATGGCTTTGTGGTTGGCTGCGGCTCTAGTCACATCAGCGGCGGTCAGTATGAGCGCTCCAAGGGGTTCCCTGATGAATTGACGCAAGCGCCGTCGCGGCTATTGGAGATGCTGGCCAAACCAATGCACCACCGCGCGGAATACGCTGGCGAGCAATTCGACGTCACCGACGACGAACTATTGAGCATGTTGTCGTACATTCCAAACGCTGACCTTGACTATGACTCTTTCATACAGATTGGCATGGCTCTACATTCGTCTGGCGCCAGCTTCTCAATGTGGGACAACTGGGCGCAGCAGTCGTCGAAGTATGACGGCAAGGACATGGAATATAAGTGGCATAGCTTTGGCAAGTCGGCAAACCCGGTGACCATCGGCACGCTGATTTACATGGCCGAGCAAAACGGATGGGCGCGGTCTGTCACGTTCGATCTTGGGGCTAACTATTCAGCTCCTACCGCCAAGCCAACCGACCTTCCATTCAGCACCGACCATATCGACCTTTTGCGTCCGCCTGGCTTTGTCGGGAAGCTGGCAGAGTGGATCAACACCAACAGCTACTACCTGCGCGAAAACATCTCAGCGATCACGGCATTGACGGCAGTCGGAAACATCGGCGGGCTAACCAACAAAGACGACGTTACCGGCGTTACATCCAACATCATGTCGCTGTGCGTGGCAGGCTCTGGCACTGGCAAGGAATCAATCCAGCAATGTTTTGCTGACCTTATGCGGGCTGGCGGGATTGCCGGGTGCATAGCTGGTGATATCAAATCGAAGCAGGAAATTGTCCGCAACCTTATCGAGCACCAGGCTGTTTGCTACGCCACCGATGAAATTGGCGAGATACTGCGCACCATCGAGAATGCCAAGAAGAAAGGTGGCGCGGCATATCTTGAGGGTGTGACGGGGCAGCTTATGTCGGCCTTCACCAAAACGGACGGCTACATGGCTGTTTCAGGTGACGTTCGCCGCGACATGCTCAAGGAAATTAACGCCAAGCTCGCCCAAGCGATGCGCAAGATGGAAGAAGACGGCGACAAGACTGGGCGCCTGCAATCAGCCATCGACAGCATGGAAAATCTGCGCAACAGCATCGAGACGTTGGGCGGGCTGCCAAAACCATTTGTCAGCCTGATCGGCTTTACCACGCTTGAGTCCTTGGAGGGGGCGTTATCCAGCGAGCTGGCAAAGAACGGGTTTCTTAACCGCGCCATCCTGATTGAAGAGCGCGAAACGAACCCGAAGCCAAATAAGAAGTACGTCCGCACTCCGCTGCCTGACCCATACAAGATGACGTTGGCCGGAATCGGATCAACCGGAAACTCTGATCGCGTTCGGATCGAAAGCTACAAGGATCGCCGACCAGTGCCTTCCGACATTGGAGCAAAAGAACTATTGGCCCAGCTTCTTGATTGGCAATGGCACTTTGCCGAGCACCACAAGGCAACGACAGGGTTTGAGGCGGTAGCCCGTCGCGCTTATGAGTACATCTGCAAGGTTTCGTTGATCCTGGCCATTCCTGGCGGCCTGCGAACAGCCGAGCACGTCACATGGGCAGCCAAACTTATCAAGCGCGACCTTGACGAAAAGATACGCCTTATCCAGTACACCGACAGCAAGCTAACGGCAGCCCCGGAGAGCGTTTCTGAGGGGCTTTCGGCCAGGGTGGTGTCCTTGTGCGGAGATGAAGGAGTTTACGTCTCTACGGCGTCATACAGGCTGTCACGCAAGGGCGTAACGCGCGACCAGATACTCAAGCTGATTGACGCTATGGTTTCGGCCAATACGCTAAGGAGAGAGGGGCCAAAGATATTCAACGTGTAACCGAAGGGGCCGAAAGGCTCCTTTTTTTTTGATGAAAACTTTTTCTGGCCTAAGAAAACGCTAAAGCCCTAGTGCTGCGCGGCTTTGAGCTGATTTTTTCTTTTTTTTAGAAAACCCTATATAGAGATATACACATAAAAGGCACAAAAATGACCTAAAGCCAGTAAATACGTTGAGACACTGGAAAGAGAGAGAAAAAAAGAAAAAAGAAAAAAGACAATAGAGATATAGATAGAAGCTATAGATATATATTATTTATATAGATATTTGTTATTAAAACCCTCTATAGGTGAAACATCTTGTTACAACTAGACAGATTTTGGCCTGCTTTTGCTGATTTGTTCAAAATATCGCACAAGTGTATTTTTTCTAGAACGGTAAAAAATACCGATAAACGGATAAAACATTTTTCTTGACACCACTACTAGACAAGCTACTATCACCAGACGGGAATTGACCGGATGAGGGGTGATGAAGATGGAAACTACAGCGGCGGTACAAAAGCTTACCGATGAGTTGCTGGGGGAGATTGAGCAGGAAGCGCTCGACGGGGGTTACGCATATCCAGAGCATACGCTGCGCCTACTGTATGAACTCCGCACCCTGCGCGCCGAAAACGCAGAGCTGCGCAAGGATGCTGGGCGGTATCGGTGGTTGCGTGATAGCGCGTGGTATGTCGGTCCGGACGAGTTCTATTGCGGGGAAGGTGGCGACATGAACGAATATGAAAACCACAACTGTCGGGCTGAAACGCTTGACGCCGCCATCGACGCCGCCATGGAGCAAGCGAAATGACCCACGCCGAAATCATCGCCACCCTCCTCCGCGAAGGCTATCCCCTCGCCACAATCGCCAAGCAATCAGGCATTAAGGAGCGCTACCTGGCGTCATATACGCTGTCTGATCGGGATCAGGTGAGGCTGGAAAAATACGCCGCAGAACAACCATGCCTAAAACAACTAATCGGAGACACAGAATGAAAGTTTTAATTGCCTGCGAATCTAGCGGAAAGGTTAGAGAGGCTTTTAGGAAGTTAGGCCATGAAGCCTGGTCTAACGATATTTTGCCTGCTGATGATGTAAGTGAATTTCACATTCAAGGCGACTGCGTGGAGGTTATTAAGCGCGGATGGGATCTTATAATCATGCATCCACCATGCACGGCTCTTTGTGTTTCTGGCAATCGCTGGTATGGAAAAGGAATGCCAAAGCATCAAGCTAGAATTGATTCTATGGCTTGGACGGTTGCGCTTTGGGAGCTGGCAAAATTCCATGCTGAGCGCGTCTGTATGGAAAACCCAGTGGGGGTTATTCAAATGCCTGCAACTCAGTATGTCCAGCCCTGGCAGTTTGGGCATGGCGAAACAAAAAAAACTGGTTTTTGGCTGCATAACCTTCCGGCTCTTACGCCTACAGACATCGTTGAAGGTCGGGAAAATAGAGTTCACAAGATGCCACCAAGTCAAGATCGCTGGAAAAAACGAAGCGAGACTTACCAAGGGATCGCCGATGCGATGGCGGATCAGTGGGGGATTTTAGAGTAACAGCTCTAATTCTCGGCTAAAACGTTACTTTATAACAAAACGGAGAAATACGATGAGTGATCGTGAGTTGTTGGAGTTGGCGGCTAAGGCTTCAGGTATCGATATTTACTGGAGGCCCTGCGCATCAGACGTTGGCGACTTTGAAATGCTGGATTTCTACGGGCCTTTTGTCAAAAGATCCGGGATTTTCTTTGAGGATAAATGGAACCCACTAACCGACGACGGTGATGCGCTGCGGTTGGCGGTAAAGCTGGCGCAAATAGATCCGACAACAAAAGACAGGCGAGGAACGTCATTCTTCTGCATGAGCATAAACGCAGCGGGATCTCCGCACGTTGCTGCAAGTAGTGGCGAAGCTTTAGAGCTTGTTGTAAGTGATGCTTTTGCGGCCACCCGCCGCGCCATCGTCCGCGCCGCCGCACAAATCGGCCAATCCATGTAAATAACCCTAGACAAACGCCGCGAGTCTAGTCAATAATCGCGGCTCACCTACGGAGGAATGCAGTATGAGAATCGTCGCCTACTACCACGAAGAGATCGAAGGAAACGTAACGCGCAAGTCAGTTGGACTTGAGAAGCGGGAGACTGTTGTGGATGAGCCGTGTGTGCTTGAGCGGGATGCGTTGGCGCGGATTGCTGAGCTGGAGGCTGACGGGCCGGTTACTGTGTCTGTGCATTCTCTTAGAGAGTTCCGCAAGCTACACGCAGAACTTGCCGCCATCAAAGCGCAGGAGCCGGCGCTGTGGGTCGACGCTGCATTCTTGCGTGACCACAGCAACATCGTGGTTAGGGCTACTCGCAACCCGCCACGGCACGAACCGCTACCGCTCTACGCCGCCCCAGTGGTAAGCGCCGAGCAGCAGGGGGTGGCGGATGGGTGGCGACTGGTGCCGGTTGAGCCGACGCCTGAAATTCTGCGGGCCATGCAGGGATTGGTGGTTGATGTTGGGGGGTTTGAGGCTGGACTTACCGCAGCCTATCGCGCCGCCATAAATGCCGCCCCAGCAGCACCGGCAGCGGATGCGGGGCTGGTTGAGGTGCTGGAGAAAGTCGCTGCCTATGCGCCATGCAGCGGAATCAAAGACCCAGGCTTCACGAAGATGCACATGGGCATTTTGGCTCGTGATGCTCTTGCCGCCTACCGAGCAGCCCCTGCGCCATCTACCACTGAGGGCCAAGGCGATGAGTGATCAAGTGATGATAGATCGGAAAATTCTTGAGGGTATTCGCCAACGCCTAATAAGCATGGGCGCGATAGATGATTTTGGCCCCGAGTTATTCCAGGCTCTGAACATCCGCAAGCCAGTCAGCGCCAATCCTGCGGGCGAGGTGCCGGAGGTTGTAGACGAGCGCGCTCTGTTTGATCAATGGTTCCGCCGCGATCAGCTAATTGCAGACTCGATAGACACGACATTTATCAGCGCGGCATTCCTGCCATACAGAGCTTGGGCGGCCAGAGCCCGCATCGTCGCAGCCCTTCAAGCGCGGGCGGTTGTGATGCCTGAGCGTATGGCCGCAATTCCAACGGTCAAAGGCGCTGACCTTACAGCGGCTCAATACGCTTGCGACTGGTACAACCGCGCACTTGATGAAGTCGCGCGCCTCAACGGCAAGGGCGGTGTGTGATGAGCGGTGTTTACTTGTATTGCCAAAATACCGCATGCGGCGCCTATCTAGGTTGTTCTGGCGGAAACTCTTGCCCGTACTGCGGATGGTGCGCAGGCCGAGAAAATGACGACGACGAGGCCAAGCCATGAGCGCGACGATAAAGCGGTATGACATCAACCAGAACGGCCTCGATTGCCACTATCAGCCATGCGCAGTTATGGAGCCGGCATCAACTGGCGATTACGTCCTGCACGCCGACCACCTAGCCTCTCACCAGTACGACGAGGAAAATGAGCGGGCGTTGTTTGAGGCGCAGAGGCAGCCAAACCACTGCATTAAGTTCGCCGACGGCTCGTATCAATACGTCGACGTCGATCTTAAGTGGCAGGGCTGGCAGTTATGCGCCAAATCCCGCGCAAAAGCTGCGGGGGGCGAGTGATGGAAATTAACGCCGGCAAAATACTGGAAGTTTTCTCATGGCTTGGTTTTTTTGTGTCAGCTCTATTAGTAGTCGGAATGATAGTGGGCATATTGGCAAATAAAAGATTTGATGAATTTGGCCAGCGCAAAACCAGCAAACTGGATAGGTCGATATAAATGCTAATCAACTACACCGCCACAACCAAACCGCGCCCGCTGGCAGTTAGGGCGCTTGAGGTGCACAGCCTTTGCAATATCTGCGGAGGCTATCGGAATCGAGGCAACCATGCAAAATGCTCAAAGATCCGCCAGGCTCAAAACGCACATAAATGGAATTCAAACTGACCTGCTCGCCAGGTGCTACGAACTGATCGAAAACGGCGCGCGACTGATTGACGTTGCGGGCCGGTTTGAAATTAACCCAGAGCGTCTTTCTAAAGCGATTTGTCTAGGCAAGTCGCGCGGGCTGCGATAGACTAGGCGCTCAATGACTGGAGTGACGGTATGAAACTGAGTAATTTGTTGGCGCGAATCGAACTTGTCCGTAACGCAGACCACGATCCGCACGGGCCGAGAATGGCTGTAATTGGATATCTAGGCGCCATGCTAGAGATGGACCATATCAGCGTCACCGAGTATCTGCTGGCGGGTAAGCTGGCAGACAACGCTTATAGCTGCCGCACTGAGGAGCTTCGCAATGCTAACTAACCGCCGATCAAACGCAAATATGGCACGCGCCCAGGCTCGATACGACAACATGGAGCCAGACTACGGCCCTCCAAGCGCGTTCTGTCCTGAGGAGGAGTGCGGAATGACTTACACTCATGAGCAAGCCTGCGAACTAGAAGGCAAGTGCGAGTGCGGCGAATGGCTGGAGACTGACGAATGATCGCCCTACTATTTTTCGCAATGATGGTTTACAGGAATCCGCAAGCATGAAGACTTACGAACTGACGACGATTAATGACGTGCTTAATAAAGTTCCGGCTGATCGGATCAAAGATTGCCTGACGGAATTGGCTGAGGCGCTTATCACAGTTGCGCTCATGCGCGATGCCATGCAGGCGTCTGCTGATGCGCTTGGGCTTGGCGATATCTCTGGACATATCAAGCTGCCTGATTCGCATACGTGGTTGGATGATGGCCTTGGTAACGTGTCCGTGCATTGCATTAACAGCGCTGGAGAAGAGTTGTTCAGCGTGAAAGCTGGCGGTGACAAATGAAAAACGAACGAAACGAAATGCTGCGCCGCGAGTACGCAGAAGGAATGCCGGTCGCTGACCTTATGGCGATTTACGGGATCAGCCGCAGCCGGCTTTACCAGCTCGTGAATCCGTCCGCTTATGATGGCCAGCGCGCACGTCGCAAGGAAAAGCTCGATGCAAAATAAATTGGTAGCAGCATTCGCACTGTGCGTGGTATCTATGGCGCTGTTTGTTGGCGCGGTTTCTCTTTTCTATTTGGTGGGGTGGTTGGTATGAAAGCACAAGACTTCCTAAAAGCAGGCCTGGGCCACATGCAAGACCGGGCAGCTACATACGATAAGCCGACAGGAGAACGCTCAATGGCGGCCACGGTTGGCGCCTTCAAGTGCGTGTCTGGCGTCGAGATGACCGAGGAGCAGGGCTGGTTGTTTATGGGCCTGCTAAAGATGGTTCGCAGTCAGCAGGGTGAGTTCAAGGCCGACAACTACGAGGACGAGGCGGCTTATGCTGCTTTGCGTGGCGAGTGTGCATTTGCTGCTCGATCCGGTGACACCGCGTCACCAGTTCCACACGGCGGCGTAACGAACGCAGACGGCTGGATCAAGTGGG